ATTTATATACGCGTTTTTCGTTAATATTGTATCTATCTGCCATGTTTGTCCAGGTATTTCATTGGTATGATATTTATTATCGATTACATCAATACTAGATTGGTTGATTATAAATGGTGACATTACTCGAGAAACTACAATACTTCTTATCATAATAGATGCGCGCACGTATATGCCAGGCGGGAGTAATAGTGTTGATCCATAGCCTCTCGTCCAAGTAGATTGGTTTGGCACCTTATATTCCCACGAAGTAGCACCATCCAATAATTTTACGATCAATATACCTTTTTCAATATAAGATATTTGAGGCGGAACTGGATAGATAACAATATCGTTGTAGTTAAACATTGTTAGGGATGTTTCCGGTTGCTTATCAGTTTTATCTTTTATTAATTTTACAGATATATGAAATACGTTATAATAACCAGGCGGAATAGTCACGGTTGAGGTCTCTGGTGTTATCCATTTTCTCACATCTGTTTCATTCATAAGAATAGAATATTGCCATTTGTTATATGTTGAAGTTGATAGATCCACCGTAAGTTTTTTACTGACACTACTTGGCCATGTTATCATATATTTATTTTGTTCTACTGCATTATCATACCGTTTCTCATTGTCACTTTTATTGAACGCTATTGAAATTGGTTCATTAATAACATCCCCATACTTATATAAACTTTTTCCTGGTATATAAAAATTATGATTTACAATTGGATTTATATGGCTTGTTCCATCGTCGGAATAGCTTTTAATATATATAGATCCTGCAATATAATATGCTAATGGAGGGTAAATGCTGCGTGGTTTATATAAATATTCAGACCATGTTTCTCCACTGTTTAATGAATATCTCCACTTACTTGCACCGTCTCCTAGTTTATAAACGATTATTCCCTTTTTATATACAAACCCTACTGTAGGGGGTCCTGGACGTTTTATAACCTCGCTGGTTTGATTCATATATAATATTGGATAGTCTGATACGTCATCGCGTGTTTTGTTTTGTATTATGATTGAGTTGATCGGGTATGTTCCGGTCGGCAATGCAAAAGTGATCCGTTTTTTTAAGGTATAATCATCCGACCAGTTTTTTCCATTATCAATACTGTATGACCAGTTTACAGTGCCATTTGCCAGAGATTTGACAGTATATGTATAATCATTGCTATTGTATACAACAGTTGGGTTTCCTGGTTGAACCTGAAAGTTTACTGATGGCGTTACATGTGGCTCGGGCGAACTAACCCCATCTCTAGTTATCGTTTTCACCTTGAGATTTCTGTATGTATACTTTCCTGGCGGTAGTTTAACGTCCTTATTTATGTCTAACGTAACCCACGTGTCCCCGTTGTCTATGGAATACGCCCACAATGAAGAAGAGGATGGTTTATTATTAACAAGAACTCGAATATAACCATCACCATCTTTGTTAAATACAACATTCGGTCGATCTGGCCGAATAGTAAGAGTTTCTTTGTTATAAACTATAGCCGAATAAATATAATCCGGAAGTAAGAGAGATCGTATGGCTATTTGTTTTTCGGAATATTGTCCAGGAGAGAGAAGATATTCTTTAATACTCGAATCTATGGTCACCCATAAGTTGCCGCCGTCCAAAGATAGCTGCCAGGCATTAGCTTTATATATTCCTTGAACTCTAATTAGTCCATTGGTTTTGTTAATACTCAGATTGGGGGTAAACGAGTTTAGATTTTTTTCTGGATTATTCGGATCTATTTTAAAGTCTAGTTGGCGAGATTTATATGCTGCTTTTGTTACAACACTGTTGACATCTTCGTATTTATAATAATAATTATTTGAACTCATTATTTATAGCTATATTACTTTAGTTGTATATTTTATTTGCGTTCATTTGTTACTAGTATTACTTATTCCAAACTTTAAACGTAAATTGAACGATTTATACTTAAAAAAATTACACCAACTATACACACCAAATATGGCATCCGCCAATCTTTCAAAAAAGTACCAGCAAAAGACCGACAAGCAACACATTCTTGACAACCCAGACACTTATGTGGGGTCAGTAGAGAATGTGGATGCAAATATGTGGGTTCTTGACCCAGATACATCTAAAATAACTGAGCGACAGATAGAGTATATCCCTGCATTGTACAAGTTGTTTGATGAAGGCATTGTGAACTGTAGAGATCATGTCATTCGAATGGTGCAGGCACAAGCTAATGGAGAAGATGATATCAATCAAGTAGGTAATATTGACATTAGCATAGGCGATGATGGAACCATCACTATGTTCAACGATGGCAATGGGATCGACATCGCGAAACATCCAGAGTACGATCTTTGGATACCTGAAATGATATTCGGACATCTTCGAACCTCAACTAATTACAACAAGGAAGAAGAGAAGATTGTTGGAGGTAAGAATGGGTTTGGGTTTAAACTTGTTCTTATTTGGTCAACTGAAGGAAGTGTGGAAACAGTAGATCATAAACGTGGTCTTAAGTATTGTCAAAACTTTCATAATAATCTTGGCACGATCGATGCTCCTAAAATCACAAAATGCAAGACAAAGCCATTTACTCGTATTACGTTCAAGCCAGATTATAAGAGACTTGGTATTGATGGTATCACCTGTGATATGGTAAACTTATTCAAACGTAGAATATACGATATTGCCGCGGTTACAAGTAAGAATGTAAAGGTTAAATGCAACTCGCAACTTATTCCAGTGAAAACTTTTCAACAATATGTTGATTTATATCTTGAAACTGGTGCAAAGAAGGTGTATGATTCGCCAAACGACCGATGGGAGTATGCAGTTGCACTGTCTCCTAGTCACGAGTTTTCGCAAGTATCATTTGTAAACGGTATTTACACTGGAAAGGGCGGAAAGCATGTTGATTACATAGTTGGACAAATTACTCGCAAGTTGATTGCTCTCATTGAAAAAAAGAAGAAGGTTACTGTAAATGCTTCCGCAATCAAAGAACAGCTCATTGTATTTATTCGGTGCGATGTTGTAAACCCTGCATTTGATAGCCAAACAAAGGATTACATGAACACTCCCAGTTCAAAGTTTGGGTCTACATGTGTTGTTGACGATAAGACAATCGAAAAGCTATCAAAGCTGGGTATTATGGATATTGCCTGTGCTATTTCACAGATCAAAGATACAAAGGCAGCAAAAAAGACGGATGGATCCAAGACTAAGAACATACGAGGTATTCCTAAGTTGATAGACGCTAACTGGGCGGGAACTGCAAAATCGGGGGAGTGTATCTTGATATTGTGCGAGGGCGATTCGGCCAAGGCGGGCATTGTTTCGGGACTATCTTCCGAAGATAGAAATATCATGGGGGTGTATCCAATGAAGGGTAAAATTATGAATGTTCGTGGCGAAACAACAAAGAAAATATCTGAAAACACCGAAATTGCTGATATGAAAAAAATACTAGGATTGGAAAGTGGCAAAACCTATATCGACGAAGATGAGGTAAAAAGAAGTCTTCGTTATGGAAAGATCCTCTTTATGACGGATCAAGATTTGGACGGAAGTCATATCAAAGGACTATGTTTGAACTTATTTCAGACAGAATGGTCGTCTCTTTCACAGGTGCCTAACTTCATTGGTTTTATGAATACTCCCATCTTAAAGGCAAAGAAGGGGGCCGAAACACTTGTCTTCTATAATGATGGAGAGTATGATGCGTGGAAAAAGGTAAACGATACAAAAGGATGGAATGTCAAATACTACAAGGGTCTTGGAACTAGCACTGGCAAGGAGTTTCGAGAATATTTCGCTAGAAAGAAAGTTGTGTGGTTCTCACATAGCGGCAACTCAAGTGATGACACAATGGATATGGTATTTAATAAAAAGAGAAGCGATGATCGAAAAGAATGGCTAGGCACTTATGAACGCGAAACCTTTGTAGATACGTCTCTTCCGACGATTGCATATGAAGATTTCATCAACAAAGAGTTGATCCACTTTTCAAAATACGATTGTGAACGTAGCATACCGAACGTAATGGACGGGTTAAAAATCAGTCTTAGAAAAATATTGTTTGCAGCATTCAAGAAAAATCTAACAAGTGAAATTAAAGTAGCTCAGTTTACAGGATACGTATCAGAGCATTCTGGATATCATCATGGCGAGGCATCGTTGAATGGTGCAATTGTTGGCATGGCACAGAACTTTGTAGGATCAAACAACATTAACTTGTTCTCGCCGAATGGTCAGTTTGGAACAAGATTACGCGGAGGAAAAGACAGTGCGTCGGAAAGATATATCTATACGCTATTATCTCCTATCACACGCAAGCTATTCCCTAACATGGATGACAGTATTCTGAAATATCTCGATGACGACGGCTTACCAGTAGAACCAACATTTTATGCCCCCATTATTCCAATGGTTATTGTCAATGGAACAAAGGGTATTGGAACTGGTTTTAGCACAGAAGTTTTATGTTACAATCCTACAGAGATTATTGAATATATCCGAGATCGTCTTACAACTGGACAGTTTGAGACTACTCGCGAGTTTGTTCCCTATTATGAAGGGTTTAATGGACAGATTGCGAAGCTAACTGATGGTAAGTTTATTGTTCGCGGAAGGTATGCGATTGTTGGAGATGACAAGGTGCGAATTACTGAGTTGCCAGTTGGTATGTGGACAGATGATTTCAAAGAGTATTTAGAAAAGCTAACAGATACAACCGATAAGAATGGGAAAAAGGTAACCCCTCTCGTAAAAGATTATGATGATATGAGCAAAGACACCACTGTTGATATTACAATTACAATGACAAAAGGCACGGTGAATGCAATGAACTCGAAGGTGCTCGATCCTCAAACTGGTTGTACCGAACTAGAGAAAACGTTGAAGATGTATACAACAATGTCAACCACCAATATGCATTTGTTTGATGCCAACGATAAGTTGCGAAAATACGCTGGTCCAAATGATATTATCCACGACTACTTTGATACACGAATGCGTCTGTATGTAGAAAGAAAGGACTTCATGGTTCATCAGCTCGAACGTGAACTCATTGTTCTGAGCAATAAACACAAATATATTCAAGGAACACTGGATGGAGATATCGATTTACGCAGAAAGAAACGCAACGAGATCAATGAGATGCTGAAAAGCAAAAAGTTTGATATGCTAGATGATGATACTGATTACAAGTATTTAACAAAGATGACAATGGATAGTGTTACTGACGAAAATGTCGATAAACTGTCGCGTCAGTATAACGACAAGAAGTGCGAACTTGAAACACTGAAAGAGACGACCACAGAGCAGATGTGGCAAAGAGAGCTAGAAGAACTTCATGCAGAGTATACAAAACATCGCGAACAGCTTCGATTAGCTAACAGTGGAACTGACCAAAACAAGAAGATAACAAAAAAGGTTATTATCAAGAAGAAAAAGGCTGTGTAGAGACATAGCGACAATAAATAGAAGATGGATCTAGTATGTATGTTTATATTGTATTTTTATTGTCTGTCAGTTTTATATTTCTCTCTTTGTGTATTATAATAAGCTCTCTGAGAAAGAAGAAAGCTATCTATCCATACAAATACCATATGTCAGATAAACCAGAGCCGAGTGATAGTAAACTATACGAGAAAGTAAAAAAGGAAGTATATAAACAACATCCCAAACATAGTGCGTATCGTAGTGGAATAGTTGTAAAAACATACAAAGAGAGATATGCCAAAAAAAATGGTAATCGAAAACAGCCATACAAAGGAAAAAAACGAAAAAAAAAGGGCTTGGTCGATGGTTCAGAGAAAAATGGGTTAATCAGAGAGGAGAAGTTGGATATAAATATAAGAATGATGTGTATCGTCCTTCAAAGAAGATAACTCGCAAAACGCCAAAGACACATGGCGAGTTAACCAAGAGAGAAATAAAGAAAGCCCGAACCAAAAAATATAGAAAAGGGCGAGTAGATAAGTTTTACACCTTTGGACATTTAAAACACCGATTTTAACGGAATTAAAAAATCCAAAAATATAATTACTTACATATGGAAGCAAAGCACACAATTTCCTAATAAAACAATTCAATTATCTCTATTGTTTTTTCGGTTGGATTGTCTATCCAATATTGGATTTGTTGTTTCAAAGTTTTTATGCGTTCTTCCCATTCTTTTTGTTTGGTTTTTGTAATTTGTATCACTCCTAACTTGTTTAATTTCCAACAAGATTTTACTAATATACCGTATTGATTAGTATAATCATCTGGATTAAAACGAATAAATACAATTGGACGATGTTGTAGGTCTTGTGATAATTCCATTAATCGTTTATGCTGACAACTACAATCATAATACCTATGTTTATTTTCGTCAACTTCAACAATAATAATATGCGACCCCATATCTAATAATAAATCAGGGCGACGGCGAGAACAACCATCTTGGACTTTTTTATCTGCAACCCAAGTAAAACTGGTAAATGTTTGTGTGATCCGGTCAACTACATCTTTTTCTTTGGTTTTGTAATTACGCATTGCCGGTTTATCTTTATTTTCTGGATTATTTACAAAACACGGCATACAATAACCTTCATATTTGATATTTCCCTTTGTTTCACACCATTCATTTTTACACAACTCATTTCCACCACATTCTCTACACCGTGCTTTTCGTTTTCCGTGTTCGCAGTATGCCGCCCCGCCACATTCTTTACACAGTGCTTTTTGTTTTCCGTGTTCGCAGTATGCCGACCCGCCACATTCTTTACACAGTGCTTTTTGTTTTCCGTGTTCGCATAATTCCGACCCGCCACATTCTTTACACCGTGCTTTGAGTTTTCCGTGTTCGCAGAATGACGACCCGCCACATTCTTTACACAGTGCTTTTCGTTTTCCGTGTTCGCAGAATGCCGACCCGCCACATTCTTTACACAGTGCTTTTTGTTTTCCGTGTTCGCAGAATGCCGACCCGCCACATTCTCTACACCGTTCTTTTCGTTTTCCGTGTTCGCAGAATGCCGACCCGCCACATTCTCTACACCGTGCTTTGAGTTTTCCGTGTTCACACTTTGTTCGTATTTTACTCATTTGTTATTTTGTATAAATATATTTATATTTAATTATTTTCAATTTTATAATTCAATTTTATAATTTACTATTATATATGCCTAATCATAATAGCGAAGATTTTAAATTATCTGCGGTTGATTATTATTTAACCGAAGACAAATCACAAGAAGAAGTTTGTAAAATATTCAAATGTTCTGCACGAAGTTTAATGCGTTGGGTTGACAAATACAAAAAAGACGGAGAAATTAAACGACATAACAGAATGCCAGTAGCATATAAGATTGATAAAAATGAAGTAAAATACATACTGGAAGAAATCAAGAAAAATAAAACAA